TATGAATAGTGGTCGTCATCGGATTCGTCTACTGAATACTCATCAAACGAATAATATTGCTTTGGCATATTATATAATAAAATCATATAATAACCTAAATCTGCTGCATATATAATGTTGTGACTTAATATTGTGAATATGATATTACAATATTAAGAATAGTAATTAGAAAGTTTTGCGTATAATATCACCCTGTGTTAATAGATACCAGTGATCTTCTACGTAATCAACCGAGGTGAAGTAATCAATGAATCTGGCATTTACCATACCCTCACCGTCCTTAAATTTAACGACAACAAATGGGTTTGTCATATTTCCGTCTTTATCTTGGTAAGATGCTGTAAAACTAGCACTTAATACTTCCCGTGCGTTAATCTCACCGTGACTATCAACCGCATAGACAGTACCTTCAGCATTGGTAAATATAGAGATTAATGGACGCTTGCCACCTTTAAGAATATCAATAATAGAGTCATTTAATCCAGTATAATTGTCACTATTTAGAGGAGTAGGAGTAGCCATTATTATATATACCTATAGTATATATTTTTCTAAATCTATTAGATAATGTATATTCCTGAACGTTATATACCTACAACTTTATCAAAACAAGATAAAGAAAAACAGCGTAAAAATATATTAAAATCACGTAACCTTTATCAAAAAGATAAATATTTTAGACGCCCAAAGGTTGTGTCATTCAAATCGAAACCTTCAAACCATGTCAAAACCGCGAAAAAACTATACGATATTTCATCAATCAAACCGTCAAGAAAATTGGCTAAAAAAACTGGGTGTTCTAAAAAAACTCTTAATTCTATTGTAGATAAAGGACGCGCTGCGTATTATTCTGGTGGATCTCGTCCAAATCAAACTCCTGATTCTTGGGGAATAGCAAGACTAGCAAGTGCGGTTACAGGAGGAAATGCTAGTGTAGTCGATTATCATTTATTACATTCAGGATGTAAGTCTAATAGTAAGGCTCTTAAACTTGCGTCTAAAACATGTCGTAAAAAAGGAAAATGTAAAAAATACTCTATGAAGAATAAATCTAAAAAATAGATATAATTTAAATAAAATATAAAAACAAACGCAGTATAGTAATTATACTACTAGGACGATGAACGAAGAAAATAATGTATTAACTATAAAAACCGTTCAAATCCAGCCTATACGAAATATGATTACTGCGATTAAAGACATATTAACCGATGCTACTATCACATTTACTAAAGATGGTATGAAAATTATTAACTTTGATAAAACACACACTATTTTGGTGAATGTACTGTTAGATGCGATTAAATTTGAAAAATATGATTGTCAACCGGATAAGATTATTGTATGTGCAAATACACTACACTTGTTTAAAGTGATTTCAACTATGTCAAATGATGACACTTTATCAATGTATATTGACAAGGCAGATTATCATGATGGTATAGTTTCACATTTGGGACTTCAGTATGATAATGGAGACATTAAACAATGTTATAGTCAAAAACTACGTTTAATTGAACCAGACACCGATGAACTCTATATTCCAAATGTTGAATACTCCACCATTATAAATCTACCTACTTCGGATTTCCAAAAGATTATCCGCGATTTAAACAGCATTTCTGACCGTATTGAAATAAAGTCAGTCGGAAGTGACTTGGTTTTTTCATGTGAGGGTAGTTTTGCTAGTTCACGCATTTTTAGGTCAGAGTCCAAAGATAATATGAATTTCATTCAAAAATCCGACGATTCTGTTATTTATCAAGGTGAATTTTCCCTAAAGAGTTTGTCTCATTTTATTAAATGCACTCCATTATGTAGTCATCTTGAGATGTATCTTGGTAATGATCTTCCATTGATTATTAAATATGATGTTGCGTCACTTGGTAGCATTAAGCTATGCTTGGCAAATCTACCCCCACTATAAGTTGTATGAATTGAATACCATATTTTATGTATGTTATTCAAACTTGCGTAATACCTATTGAAACATAACCCTCATATACTCTATATGAAAACTATTTTAGTAACTGGCGGTGCCGGATTTATAGGTTCTAATATGTGTGAACGATTACTAATTGATGGAAATTATGTGATATGTATAGATAACCTTTATACTGGGAATTTAAATAATATATCTCATTTATCTGAAAATCCAAACTTTAAATTCATAAATCATGATATTATTGAACCATTGCACATAACAGAATATAAAATAAATCAAATATATAATTTTGCGTGTCCTGCTTCTCCTCCGAAATACCAAAAAGACCCTATCTATACATTAATGGTAAACTTTCAAGGTATATTAAATTTATTAGATTTAGCGAAGAAACATAATGCTACTTTATTACAATCATCTACATCCGAAGTGTATGGTGAACCAGAAATAACGCCTCAACCCGAAGAATATCGGGGGAATGTTAATACAATTGGTATTCGTAGTTGTTACGATGAAGGGAAACGAGTAGCCGAAACGCTGATGATGGATTATCACAAACAATATAACGTGGATATTCGCATTGTTCGTATTTTTAATACTTATGGACCAAGGATGGATAAAGATGATGGTAGAGTTGTATCAAATTTTATAAACCAAGCATTAAATAATGCGAATATTACATTATATGGTGATGGTAGCCAAACCCGTAGTTTTTGTTACATTGAAGACCAAATGAATGGATTAATCAAACTAATGAACTCTAATTATATATACCCTGTAAATATTGGAAATCCATATGAAATGACTGTCAAAGAATTGGCCGGTGTTATTATAGAACTAACTCAATCAACCTCACAATTAATATATCTTCCATTACCGTCAGATGATCCAACGAACCGTAAACCAGATATTCAAAAAGCTCAGTCAATTTTAAACTGGAATCCAGAATATAATCTAGTCGACGGTATAACAAAAACCATTGAATATTTCAAAAATTCGAATAACTAAGTATATCATGTAAAATACATAGTTATTACACGGATGGTATGTTTGTTTAATTTCCATATAATTTAAAAATTGATATTAAATTATATAATGAGATAATACTAAGAATAAATCAAGATGGAATTAAACCAACTTGTCTCACAAGTTAAACAAAATACCAATTGGAAAAGCGAAAGTAGAATTGTTGGCGAGGCATGTGAATATTATGTAAAAAACAATATAAAATGTATTAGATGTAATAATCACAATTTTGAAAAATGTAAAACAAATGAAAAATCAAAAGACTTAATTTGTATAAACTGTAATCAAAAATACCAAATAAAGGCAAAATCTGCTACTCATAAACAAGTTGATAATATTAAATGTAAAAACCAATTTAAGACAATTGGTGGGGAATATTCAACAACAATAAACAACATCAATGAAGAAATAGATTACTTAATTGTTTTGTATGAAACCCAATCTTACAAAGTAATAAATGTGTTATACATATCAAACGAACATATAAATTCGAGTTGCATTCTGCCAAGAAAACCATTATCTTCAACGGCTAAACGAGCAGGATGGCAAGGATGTAATATATTATTTGATAATATACAAATAATAGATATAAAAATGGCGCAAAATACATAGTTATTACACGGATGGTATGTGTTGTTCAATGATTTCTGCGCGTTTTTCCCACGTACAATCCTCTATGTAAGCTTGTTGGTTTGTTAGTAATTGTTGATTGTATTTACTATGATAATTATTAATTAAATCTACCGTTTTTGTTACAAATTGTCGTGCATAACTTTCGGGGGTTTGATTGAGTTGGATTGGATGTTTAACAATCTCATCCGTAACAATTTCTTCGTGAAGAACATCAATATGAGGATTGTATAAGTTAGCGAAACCGTTAGATGTTTCTGGTATAGCGCCTAATTCTGATGAGATTACATTACATCTATATGCCATTGCTTCCAATATGGAAGTACAACACGTTTCAGCATATGTATTTGGATAAAATAGTATCATTGACGATTTAATGTGTTCGAATAATATTTTCTGTGGTACAGAACCGTAAAAATCAATATTTTGATCGTCTATTAATAATTGATACATTTGATGATAATACCTATCCATTTCCGTATGATTTACTTCACTTATATCTGTAATTGGAAGATACTCGGTTTTATTTTTATCAACTTCACGAGAAAAGCATGAAAATACCTTTAATTTAATATCGGGAATATGTTTCTTTACTAATTGGAATAGTTGATATGCTACAATTAACCCCCGAAAAGGAGTACTATAATAAATCATCGTTTTTTCTTTTTCTATGAATTTTAATTCATTCAAGTTAATCAAAGGAGATATGCCATTTGGCATAGTGATACATTTATTATGGTCGAGTTTATATTGTTGTATAAACCGGCTCTTCTGCCAGTTACTTACAAAAATATATTTATCAAATGGATATTGAACGACCTCATTTGTTATGAATGCCACATTTATGTCGTGTTCCATCAAATTCCATAATAGAATATTTGGATTAATATTTGTTAAAAAATCTTTACGTACAGGACATTGACCTTGAAAAATAATAATATCCGGAACTATTGTTTTTATAAGCTCTGCGTTTAATGGATAATATTGTAAATTCTTGTGAATAATCGTTTTTGTATCAGTTCGTGTCATTACGCTAACATCGTATTTCTTAGATAATACATTTGATAGATTATACACAGCTGCTTCTGTCCCTCCTAACGCACGTTTATTTATAGTATCGTAATCCCATTCAGAATAATCAATGAATAAAATCTTTTTCGCAGGTAAAAGTGTTGGAAGTGTTTTATGTAATTTCAAAATCATTTGTTTATGGAAATTATGCATATCTTGGATATTAATGGTTTCATTTACAATATCCGGGTAAGGTTTAATAATCGTATCGGTAATATTATACGTATCTAAATGGGTTTGGATTAATTCCTGTTTGAATTTATTATCATTTTTATCATAATCGTTTTCATCCAAACTCGTATATTTGTAGGATACACTATCTTCATTTACGGCATTATATAGGTATATATACAGATCTGAAATATGTGTAATATTGAATTCAGTGTTATTAACTTCCTTGTAAAGTAAGACCGTCGTCATAAAATCGTCATAAATATACATTCGCTCGTCATATAACTGAATGTATTTGGATAATAATTTTCGGTTAATACATAATAATCTACCTGGAGTTGATAATGTTGTATTAAATCCTTTATTCAAAGATTTTATGTGTGGATTTTCATCCACCTTATAATAGAATTGTAAATCATATATATGGATTGAACTGTTGTGTGGTTCATTCTTTAATTTAGCATAACTCGAATTATTCATCAAAATCTTTGTGTTTCCATATAATGAAATAACATCGCTATTTTCAGCTATGCGGACATTGTGTATTCTCTGTATAGCATTTGGAAAAAGGAAATCGTCACCATCTAACATAATTAAATTATCATACCGATAATCCTTGTAAAATATTTTTAATACCGAGTTATGACCTTTACCGGGAGAACCATTTGATTCCGTTCTTACTATTTTTCTTAATTTCGCATAATTATGCTTACCGAATTCATACATAACATCTTGATAAAATTCCTCACTTAATGTATTTACTATAATCATAATTTCATAGTCATCAAATCCATTTTGATTGAGAACACTGAAAAAAGATTCTTTCAATAACTGAATATTACTAGAACATAGAATTCCGACTAAGTATTTCACCATTATATAAATAATATAATAATTATTATTTATACCATATTCTTACCATATATTATTATTCATTCGTTTGTAATATAATTCACAGTTGTGTTCTGATACACTCCAACAAGTAAAAAAAGTTTCCGAGTACCATTTCCTCACACTACTATCTTTATAGATTTTATATTTTGCATCTGATAATTGTATATTTGTGCCAACGTGATAATATTTATACATTGGAAATGCGGTTACAATATCCCGTTTATTTGTTACACGATAATTGGTAAGATTCGCGGTTTCTTCAAATGATTTTTTCCAGGCATAATTACCTACTCGTGGACTTGCGAATGAAACCACATTGATATTATTTTCAATCCTACTAGCTAACATATATCCAAATAAGGTTGATAATGCGCCACCTAAACTATGCCCGGTAACGTAAATATCATAATCTGGATGTTCTTCTAAAATCAGGTTGATATTTTTTAGTAGTTCTTCGTATACAAAATTAGAGGTAAGTTGCTTGTAAAATCCACTATGCACGTAAATATCATCTTTCAATTTATGTTTGAATATCATTAAATCATAATACCAATCCAACATAGATTCGCTACCGCGAAATACTACGGTGATTATCTTTTTTCCCTCACTTACCGCAATTCCCACCTGAATATCTGTTTCAGGGTCATTTATAAATTTATACAATTTTCCACTTGGAATATTCTCAGAAATCTCAACCAATGCTTTTTTTTTTACTGAACCTATTTCTAAATTTTCGAATTTGTGTTCTTCTTTCAATTCAGATACTAACTCTTCTACCGTTTCTTCTTTATTTTCCATTTGAAAATTCTCACCATAATTGTATACTAATAACGTCGCACGTAATAAATCCAACATTGTATCATGAGATATACTTGTACCTTCTTGAATTTTCTCAATACAGTTTTGGGATTCTTCTTCAGACATTTCTATACATTGAAATTACAAAACAATTTACACAGAGATTATTTTAGAATTTGTAATCATAACCTTTCCAAGTATATCTGTTTTTTCTACATTTTTGACAGGAGCATATACTACTTCCAAATTTCGTTGTGATTTATATCTTGAATGTTCTTTACATACAAGAGCTCCTTGTGTTATAATTTGACGAAGTTGTTTTTTTGAAAATGTTATATCATCTGGCATACTCGCAATAACATGTCCGGATGGCTCATTGTTAATATGAAACCAAATATCATTATCACTAGAATTGTCTATTATTGTAAAGTTATCACGTGAGTTTTTACCTATAATATATTCTATATCATCACCTAACGCGGCAATATATCTAAGAATAGTCTTCATATTATTGTTTATTATTACAAACAATAATGCACTGATATTATCAATTTTACATTTTTAAAATTCAGGTTCATGCTTTTTAAATAGACAACCTTGTTGTTGAAGATTTGATATATTCGAAATAATATTCGGGTCTTGTAGTGTAGATACATCTAACCATATTTTTACTATACAAAAATTCTTCTTTGGTGAAACGGTGATACCATTTACATGTTTACTATTTGAAGTATCTTTACATAGCGTCTCGCCAGTAATCATGTAAAATAATTGTTTCCATACTTCAGCCACAAATCGGTTTGATATTTTGTATGAAAAACAACCACCGTTTCTGTTTCGTGGGTCTTCCCACATGGGCGTAATTCCTTCCCGCATTACAAACAACATACAATTTTTTAACACATTATTGTGAATAAATTCATTCAATGCGATCACCTTTTCAGCATTATCAATACTATCCATGATTACTGAATAGCTGGATACATCCCAGGTTTTGTCTTGTGGTAAATGGTAATATAATTTCCATTTATCATTTAACATATGTTGGTGGGTTTGAATACTCACTGTATCCATACTTTACGCCCGTGATATACTAAGAGAAAAATCTTTATATGTATTTGTTATATTTATTCATTTTTTATTACCGTATATGAATTCTCTCCCAATAAAATAGAATCCAATTGAGTTAGTGTAACCATATTTATGTTGTTATCCATCAAATTAATTGTGTAATTTTCGTCAAATACATAGTTTTCAACTTGATATTCTAAGTATCTCTTAATAAAAAGAGAAGACAGCACGATATTATTCGCAAAATATACATTTTTGTCTAATTCTATTACTAGTCGGTCCTTCATTTGTGGGTGAGTATATTCGATTGTTAAAAATGAAACTTTGGAGCGTACATTGGAGTATATTTGGGTTTCTGTTTCGTTTTTTGTGTTGAATGATTTATTAAACGTACTTTCGTCTAATTTCATGGTAACCATTGTTTCTATTACAGTATTATCACAATTTGCGATCGAAGTTGCCATATCTCCAAAATAGGAAACGCAATTATTATAGTAATCGGTTTTACTTACCTCAGAAGTATTATGTGGTTTAATGTGTTGGTAATTTTCTAAATATATGTTTGTGTCACCCGAAAATAAGTTCTTGTCATTCTTTAACAAGATTGATACGCATACCCAATTATTATCAATTGGTTCAATGCGGTATTTATTATACATAGCGGTTCCATATTTAATATTGTATGATGTAGAATCAACTACATTCTGTATAAACTCAACATTGTTATACAAGTAATTTCCAGTTTTAGACATTCGCGTTTTTACGTCTATATACACCAAAAATATTTTGGTCGCTATTGTAGTGTAGTCAATTTCACACATTTCATTTATTATACAATTTGTTGATTGTACGAGATACTCTACATTTGTAAATAACAGAGCATTTAAAACATGATATGTGTTTGAAATCCAATCCATTTCTAATAAAATAGAGATTTATTTTTATATTCTTCGCAAAAATAAATAATAAAGGTTAACATAAATATATCTATATTATCTAACTATGCCAACTGATATACGGGGATTATTTATATTCCATCGCGACTTTCGCATTTCTGACAATGTAGGGTTAAATAATGCGGTTTTTATTTGTAATAAATTATATACGTGCTTTATATTTACTCCAGAACAAGTAAGTGGTGCTAACACGTATAAATCAGATAATTCAGTGCAGTTTATGATAGAAAGTCTACACGATTTAAATAACAATATTAAAACCAATGGTGGTGAGCTCATGTGTTTTTATGGTAGACAGACAACTGTATTGAAAAATCTGATTGAGGAACTAAAAATTACTCATCTATTTTTTAATGATGATTATAGTCCATATGCCGTAACTCGGGGCAATGAAACAAAACAATTATGTAATAAATCTCAGATAGAATGTCATACTTACCCAGACTATTATTTATATGAACCTGGAACTGTCTTAGTTGAAAGTTCTAAAAACGCATATAAAAAATATACACCTTTTTATAATTCTGTTTTAAAAAATCATGTTTCAAAACCGATAAATGTTAGTTCATTCCCATTCTCAGCGTCAAGTAAGAAATTAAAGTATAAAATAAGTTTGAAAGACGCAATGAAACAATTCGTAAAACCAAATGATAGTATATTAGTTCATGGAGGAAGAAAAAACGCACAAGAAAAATTAAATAATTCATTATTAGTACAGCGCGATTATGAGTCAACTAGAGATTTTTTTAAGTGTAAAACTACCCATTTATCCGCGTATATCAAATTTGGATGTGTATCTATTCGTGAAGTATATCATGCGTTTAAGTCCAAATTCGGTTTAAAACACGAGCTAATAAGAGAACTTATATGGAGAGAATTTTTCGCACATGTGTTATATGCTTATCCTGAAGTAGTAGGGCAATCATATCAAACGAAATATCGTTCATTAAATTGGAGTCAGAGTAAGGTAAATCTTGAAAAATGGAAAACGGGTATGACTGGATTTCCATTAGTAGATGCGTGTATGCGTGAGATGAATACTACAGGTTATATGCATAATAGAGGGCGTATGACAACCGCGAATTTTCTAATAAAAACATTATTAATTGACTGGCGTATCGGCGAACAATATTTCGCACAGCAACTTACGGATTACGACATAGCTTCTAATAATGGTAATTGGCAGGGTATTAGTGGAACGGGAGTTGATATGAAACCATACTTTAGAGACATGAATCCATGGATACAAAGTTCTAAATTTGACATTGATGCCGAATATATTAAAAAATGGGTACCGGAGTTAGATAAGGTAGATGCGTCTGACATTCATAAATGGCACGAAACATATAGCGATGCAAAATATAAAGGCGTACACTATCCGAAACCAATAGTTGATTATTCAAGACAAAAGACAAAAATGTTAGAAATGTATAAATCCGCATAAAATAATAATCAGTTTTGAAATTATTATTTTACCAAAGTGAAAACACGTGATATATTGCTAACAAAGTGGTTTGAACGACTAAGCCAGAGACACCATCAGTATACATACTTCTTGCCACTCCTAATTTATCGTAGTAATGTGTTACTAAGTGAGGAAATAAATTACTCCATTTCATTATGAAACCATATAACGCACTAATAATAAATGACAAAATCATAAATTTACTAATATACGCAATATCAAAAATACGTTTGGGAAAATCCATTATAGATAAAATAATAGGCTGGGTTGTAGCGCCTACAAATCCGGCGATTAACGCCGCAGCTAAAATAGTGTGTTGGTTAAAATACGGAATTAAATATTCAACGAAATCCATTTGAAAATATTTTGGGAGTTTTTCATAATTGAGGGACATGAAACGCAAAACTACATCCCACAACGCCGTAACAATAAATGTTAATATTATTAGTTTATAATCCATATACACTATTGCCGATTTAAATTCATATAAATCGGCAAAAATACAAATAAACCCACGGAATTATTTCATAAAATAATTAATATTTTTATGAAATATGGTAATAATATAAAATATAGATTAGTAATATTCTTTATCCGAGCTACTAAAATCACTAGCGTTATAGTCTCCCATCGAATATGACCTAAATAGTGCTTCGACCTGGAATTTTAACAATTCAATATTTACATATATGGTTTTGAATCTTGGTTCTTTTTTGATAACTTCTTTTATTCCTGGATGCATAGTGCTAATTATATGTTTTTTTAAACTTTTTAATCCTTCTCCATGGGGATAATAATTGCTTTTAAATCCGGGTTTATAATAGGTTTTTTTCAAATGTGCACGAACGTTGTCTTCCGTGTCATTATACTTTTGAATATATTCAGCATTCTCTTTTATAAAAAAATCAATTGTATGATCGTCTAAAGTTATTTTTTTGGCAGTTGTTTTTTTTCGTGTTTCAGTTGGGCTTTTCTTCTTAGCCGGCATTGTTGAGTTTGGTTCACAATTACCAGTTTTGCGGTTTTTTCTTGTACCATTCGGGCATCTAGGCATGATATATATATACATACACACAAAACCTTAAATATCCAATGAAATAGTGTTCTTATTTGAGGAATTCTTCTTGCGGGCACGCTTAGGCATATTTGTATTCTGCATTCCATTCAATGATGAAATTGAAATAACTGAATCCTCGTCATTAGATGCGCCTTGAGACATAGGGCGTTGATTCTCATGAATGTTTACATTACGTGTTTTTAATCCAGATAAGATGTTGTCAATATCACTTGATTGAGGTCCTTTCATTTCTTGTCTTTGCACTGGAGGTCTCATACTTTTGGCAGGTTCATTTATATTTTGTTGGGAATTCATATCTACACCTTGTTCTCTAAACATCGTACCACGACTTGCGTTGATATCAGGTCTATTAGAAGGAGCTTCATTTGAATAATTCATCCCGGGTCTTGCTTGAGGAGGAAGATTTTGAGTTTCAACGGGACTTGGTGGAGGAGGTCCACGTGGTTTATTACCGGCATCTTGCATAAAATTATTTGCCATCGCAAATCCCGGGGAGTCTTGACTCATACTACTCACTGTTGCGTTTGTAAACATCTTCATTAATTCTGGACTCTGTTTTATAACATCATTGAACGCAGGAGTAGCACTCGATAGAGCCTTATTTGAAAAATTCAATACTGCTCCACTAAATCCAATACGCAGAAGTAGAGATATCTCTGGGGCAAGCTTACCACCCTTATATTTATCATGTAGCTCACTGAATATTTCTTCGTAACTATCAATATCCTCGTTAATTTGTTCTCCCCATCCATCCAGGTTCAAATCAAATGGGTTAAATGCAGTGTTCGCATATTCTAATGAATTTACAAATGTCATAAACCACCACCCCTGAAGTTTAACACTATCCTTCTTACGTTTGTCTTCTAGTGCGGTTTCATACTCATCTTCAATCTCATCATATTCAGAATCTAACGTAAAATGAGAATTGTGTTTAATTAGCCCTTTCTCGTACCATTCGTCTAATTTCTTAAGCATGGCACGCTTTTTCCTACGTTGATCTCGTTCATTCATAGTAGTATTCACCTTAATATCGTCATTCATCGGCATCTCTGACATCTTTGAAAATCCGTCCCATGTTTTAGCGTTTCCAACGCTATCACGAGTAGCTTGGCCTAAATTTGAATCTGTTTTTTCCTCATATGACGATGACACAGCTTCAGGAGCACTGTTACCAAATCCAAATAAATTAGACGCCATACCAGAGAGTGATTTTGTGCTGCCATTATTTTCAGGTTGAGGGGTATTGCGTCCAGAGATTTCATTCAGTTCATTTTCTAAATTATCTAGTTCTCCTAAATTTAAATCTACATTTGAAGAAATTTTCTTGTCATTCATTAATAACTCAATGCCAGACCCAAGATTTGAGCCAGTTCTGGAAGGCATATTACTGGGCAAATCATCAATTTCACTAAGAGCACCTAAATCTACAACTTCCATTCTATTATGATATTTATACACTATTTATTTTTAAATCCTCCGCATACATTATTATATTATGGTTTTTTAAATACCAAATACCTTGTAAAAATGAATCCGCAAGATCGTCTTTTTTCTTTGTATTTAGTGAATCTTTCCATTCTTTTAAGTTGTCGTTTGCGTCTATCATAAGAGAACAATAGTATACACCATCCTTTTTATGTTTTTTGTAATTCGCGTTAATTTTGGTCGTATTTGGTGTATTTTCGTCTACTTCATTACAATGTTCTCTATTGTCTAATTTTAATTCTGCAAATTGTTTTAATTTATGTGATGATGATACAAATTTTATGGTTGTCTGGTCGTTTAACATTATAAAATATTGAGCTAACATTCCTTGTACGGTTTTCATTCTAGTTGCTATAGGTGATATTTGATTTTCAATGACTATATGTTCTATCGTGTCAATGTTCTCAATCTTATTTAATTGTTCTTTCATTTCTTTTCCTATACTGATTAAATCGGTTTCTCCTGCGGTCTTCTTCTTCTTATTATTAATAATTTCAAAACAATTTATTTTGTAATATTCCACTATTATATCCAATAATTCGGCTTTCTTTCGTTTGTCAATGTTCTCCGTATTTAAAAATACAAGATTTTTATTGCCCTGCTGAATAAGGTCATGTACTTTTAATTTCTTTAAAGAGGGTGTTGTCATTTCCTTTGTTGGAATAAAATATTGAGAGCAATTCTTAGCATGTTTTTCACAGTAATATTTGTCATTTTTATGATATTTTGCTTTTTTTCCACATACTTTCGGAGATGCCTTTTTGCTTTTTGGAATATTCATGCATTCGCAAGTATACGAAACCGGTTCATCGTCCATCAGATTTAATACTCCCCATTTGTCAATAGAAACTCCATTATCATTATGTTCCAAAATGCAATAAGCCATGTTCTTTATTCCAACATCAAAACTAATTACTTTCATAGTTCTCGTATAATAATATACATCGTAATTGATTTATATTATTTGAAACCGTAAGTATATTCTAAAAATTGATTATTCTAATATAGCATATTCCATATTATAATAATAATATAAAACATGGAATTCATAGTAGTATTCTTCATAGTTATAACAGTGGTAATGGCAAATGCTATATTTACACCAGATAATCGCCAAGTACATCCAAGATAACCGATTTACTCAGGGCGAGTGACTGGCTTAGATACTGCTGGTGCGATTTTTCGTGCCGCTAGCTGTTCCCTTGATAAATATAAATCTTTTAAATCGCTGGATGCGTAACCGAATGGTTTAGTCTTATCGGTTCCAGATGAATATAAATAGGGTTGATTATGGAATCCCTTAACTTCGTTTGTTTGAATGCTAGGAATATCAATAGGGCGTTTGTAATATCCAGTATCATTTGATGATTCGCGGAAATTATACTCCATAATTTTTTTTGCATTTTCGGTTAAATACTTGCGGTATTCCCAATTTGACTTGATTCCTGAATTTTCTACTAAATCAGCATTTATAGATGACTCTGGTTGCCATGTAGCAGTAACCGACCGTCCATCACTCATTAGTGGGGGAAATTCGGGATATTTATTATTTGTATGGTACCCTCTAGATGATTCCGGTACAGTTTCTTTAATAATAGGATATGCGCAATCTACGCTTTGGAACATACTTGATGAACGTGAAAACATTATAATATACTAAACAGTTAGAAATTATAATAGGGGCAGTAGTATTACATATATGCTGATGTTTCAAGCAATTTCAATACGTCTTGTTTTCTCATTTTAGTTGTGTCAGAAGCATACCCTTTCTCAATAACTAGTGCCTTTAATGCAGTTATATTCATTTTTCGGTAGACATCCATTGGTATTGGTATGTTTTCAGGGGAATTCTCTAAAGTAGTCTCTTCCAATTTATCTACTAGCAAATTGTCGTTGTTTTCCTGGTCTAATCCTTCATGAATATCCGGATCTTGCTCTTCCGATACGACACTTGAGTATTCTTCCTGAGGACTAATGGTTCCGTCAATACTTTCCATTCCTACGTTGATTACCTTTACCACATTACCCTCAATCAACTCTTCTGGGAAAATAACATCATTTTCATCATCGCTTTCATCCTCACTTTCATCCTCACTTTCATCCTCACTTTCATCCTCACTTTCATCCTCACTTTCATCCCCACTTTCATACTCACTTTCAGATACTAGTAATTTTGGTAACTCGGGCGCTGCACCGTAATATTCATCCTGACCTTGTACGTCTGGTGTATATAATACATTTTCAGGCATATCATGATGCGTTACTAAAGTATTGCGATTGTTCATTTCGGTTACAATATTATTAATAATTTCAAACATAGTGTCGCATTTAGTTTCTAATGCGGTGAAACTTTGTCTGAAGTGATACACCAAAAATAATATAAGTATAAATGTTATCGCCAAACTCACAAAGAAAACTGTTTCGATCATGTTGAATAATCCCATTTACATTAAAAAAACATTATATAAGATGAAAGCAAACGAACTCATTAAATAAAATATTTTCGTATATTATATATAAAATGGATTCAATCTCAGGATCTACTAAATTTATTGCTTCTGAGGGCAACAGTAAAAATTATATGATAATTATTCTGGTTGTCTTATTGATATTATCTCTTTTAGGGATAAACTTATTTATAATTGTAGGCAATGTCGTTCAGGTGGTTATTAATATTTTCAAACCTCTCATCTATCAGATATTAGCTATTTTTGGATATACCGCCGGTACATTGTTAAATACAACCGCAGATATTACATCTGATGTTGCTCGTGCCGGCGTTGATATTGCGGAAGGCACAGTTCAATCTGTAGGAAATCTTCTAAAAGATGCGAGTAAAGGGTCTGTAAACGTCCAAACTAAAAATGACCTTGATGTCGTTATGAAAGAACCAAAATCCGATAGCTCTGATAGTCCTATTCAAACCAACGGTGCTGCTTTAAAATCCAGCTGGTGTTTAGTTGGAGAACAAAATGGACGAAGAGGATGTGTTGAAGTAAATGATGCTTCAAAATGTATGTCAGGACAAGTTTTTCCTAACGCAGAAATGTGCTTAAATCCCACATTATCATCTAATATGCAACCCAAACAGAAAGTTCAACCACACCCACTTAAGAGTATCAAGAGCAATCCTGACCGCAGTACATGGTAAATACACATTGAAATATTATATATGACGTAATACGACTCATACATAATAACGATTACATATTTGTTATGGAAAATGGAACATATGCGCTCGTGCTAGGACTAGTTGTTAGTATACACCCAGACGCATCACTTATATTAGTTTCTGATATATTCATGAGTATCCCATAACTAACGTCATATTCTACATAAAACGTGCTGGTTACATCAATATTACCGGCATTAATACTCAATTTCGGTTTCACATAGAAATCATATACGTATCCGGGTTCAGTATATAAATTTATATTGGAAATATTCAATACTCCTGCATATAGTGTAGCATTAAAGCTATCCGCATTATTGGAAATATCAAATGTAAACGATTTCAAGTTTGACGTATCATATGCGTAATCAACTATATGTGTAACATTTTGGACGTAACCATTGTTATACTTTACTACAAACTCAAATGGGGTTGTATTGTCTAATGTTATTGATAAATTGTTATATTCATATACCGTATCTACAGAGTTCGTTTTTTTCCCAGTTATCGTAAATCCAACAGGGATACTCATTCTATATGTATACGATGGTAAGTCAATAATATCAGTTATATTCAATGATGTTACTAATTTTTCTTCATCGTCATTAAAAAAGACATTATCATCTATCGCAATAAACGTCCATTTATCAGTTGTCACTGGTTGGGTTATACCTTTTGGTTCTGTGCCAGTTTCATAGTTATATAATGGAACGCTTTCATCCATATATAAATCGACTGATGGTCCAGGAACTCCAGACGCACCGCTCTTTGTATAAATTATACCTGTATTAGGACAATCTAATACTCTACTGCTTCTACGATTATTACCCATCATCGCATTTTTATATAGCTCCTTTTTAGTGAACGAATTTTGTTTAGTCGATTGTTTATTGCCAGCATATTTTAATATTTCGGCTTTTCGCCGCATATTTAATTGTTCGGAAGTATATCCTTTCAAATACGGAGATTTATCTAAAATTGTGTTTCTTGGTGGAGGAACCGCAAATAAAAATTGTTTTTTTCTTTGTTGACAAACATCATCTAAAGATACATTTGTTGTTGCCATAGTATAGTATATTATCACTTATAATATACTATGAGATTGTTCGGTTGATAGGTCTAATATTTGGATGAGTACCAGTAATTTGATAAATATTTAAACCCTTTTTGTGCTCCCATGTCATTTACAACTGCCAATTTTGGGCCACTTGACACAATTTGATTAATTTCAAAAATATTTAATGCGCGATTGTAATATCTTAATGCTGATAATTTTCCAAAAAATCCACCATTCTGACATACATAAACATCACCATAATTTTGTTTGGGAGTATCAAGCATTTCAAGACGACTAGCGATTATACCATTCACATATACATCTACTTTTGTATTCATCGCACGAATAGCCACATGGACCCATTTCTTTAATGGAACATTATCTATATTAATAACATTGGGGTTAGTTCCAGAAGACATGTCGTGATTTTTTACTGAATCCATAATAATATGCAGCTTATTTGTCATTGGTGAGACATACATACCGGGTGCGTTATTTACATTCGCAAGATTCGTATCGGAATCAAATCCACCATCGCCTTTACTGAATATATGTTGGAATTCATCCTTGTCCTGATTCAAGTCATCGATATATATCCAAGAAGACCATGTGAATTCTAGCCCTTCAGATTCATTATTCGATCTATATATAGGCTTACTCTCTGTATTCTTAGGGTCTTGAGTAACTATCATGCTATTCGTGCCATCAATCATACCATTAATTATATAAGGAGAATTACTTGGTCGTGTAAAATAACTTATCATGCTTATACCCAAATTCATTAGAAACAAGAACACAATCAAAACCAAAATAAGAAAGGCAAATTTTGCGATTATCGTATTCGAATATAAGAAACCGCTTGTAACACCAACCCCTACTGCTGCTTCAGTTGAAAAATCATCAAATGTATTTGTGAGATTCCCTTTTGCTTGGTCGTAACTATCACTTGCTGCCTGAAACCCACTTTGGACGCTCTGGTTAATTGTAGACAATGGATTTGCGTTTGAATTATTATTTTGTTGAAAATTCATTATATTTTATATATTATATACTAGATATATAAAACATTTTTTATTACATCAATGAGACCTTTTTAATTTCTTCGTTATTCTGTAAAATCGATAAATCAATACCTATATCGTTTAATGCGGAAGTCATTTTACTTGACCCATTACCTTTCATATAAATATCCCATGCGGTTTCAGGATCAACTGGGGTCGTCCATCGTTTAAATAGAGTAGCATATGCGTCAAAATTACCAGTGAGATTCCCTAAATATAAAGGGGTTTCTTTACCAGGGGGTACAATAGGCATAGCACTACCATTATTCTCAATATTCTTAAAGAATCTTTGGGAACGTACTAATTTACCATCAAGATACGCATCGGCAAATTGGTTATCCATACTAATTGTTATATTTACCCATTTTTGAAGAGGAAAATTATTGGTAATTGTCATTGTTTCGGTAGTATTATCAATCATGTTAACCTCTAATTTCAAGACTGGGGAATTTTTATCTAAATATAATTTAAAATTGTTTCCACGTGAGAATATAGTTTTGTCGGCATTGTTATCCCAAGTGTTTACATATATCCATACTGAATGTCCGTAACGAGTGTTTTTCGGTGCACTAATCGTTGTAATCGCCGGGACTGGGGTCAATAAGCTAGCAGTTTGCACTAATTCAGTCGAACTATCGGTATAGTAAGTATATAGTACATATAATAATACTAAAATAGCTACTATCAGAATTATGGTAATTGTATCCATTATATACTTTACATCTATAAATTATTCACCGGAGGGTTTTTTTTCATTAGTAAATTGTATGAGTTTGTTACTTGTGAACGTGATAAATTGCCTACATAATAACGAATATTACTAATCGCTCCATCTAATCCATTATCTTCCCCGATTACAACCATATCATTCGCTGTGTATATTGGGGGATTATTGTAATCAAACCTAAATGTTTTTTCTAATTTGCCATTCAAAAATAAGTCGACTGAGTTCGCTGTGTAATTAAATACAAACTGGTTCCATTTTTGAGTATCTATTTCTACCATATAACTATTGTCAGCATTATTTGGGTTATTTGTAAAGTAAACCTTTACTATATCTTTGTTATTATGTGGTTCTTTTTTAACATATGTTATCTTAGGAATGCCATCACCGTAATTGAATATTGGAGTTTCTTTCGCATATGATACTTTATTTTCGGAATGAGTGTTTAACATTATCCACATCGATAAACTATAATTGTTTCGGTATACCACTGGAGAATTTTTATCATCTTTTTTTGCTGTTAATTTTAAATCAAAACTGGAAATAATTGGTTTTTCTATATCTAGAAAGGCGGTCCCTTCCAATAATGGCGTACCTTGTTTTACGCTAAGTTTTGATAGAATTGTCGGTATATAATTATAGAGGAATATCAACACTACCTCGGTGATAAACAAATAATAAACAACATTTGTTGTTAGATCTAGTTCTCGTCTTATGTAATTGTAAAAGTCTAAAATAAGACAAGGAACATAGAAGAACAAATGCACTAACAAACCGCCCCATCCTTCTTGTGTTTTTAAATAACTACTATAAAAGTAAAATACCATTGCTAATCCAATTAATATACCTAGCGATACTACACCGGATATTATATAATTAGCCATTGAAAACACGGAATTATTTATAGTTGAATAAAAATATAATACAGTTCCAAATAGAGCTACTATTGTTCCAATAATCACTCCAATATAATAACTGTTATTCAATGACTCTTTTCCTAAAAAAACCGTAGGTATTAAAACTAGTAATCCTACTACTAATGGGAATAAATAATTATTATAATCACTTGTTAATGATAGAGGATCTTCTGACGACCGCATTAGTGTTATTATAAAATAAATCAGAAATCCAAATGTGATTATATATTTCAATATTGGTATCATATTGGTTCCGGTTAAACTTTCCATATTTATTATACATTATAGATATAATAAATATTATTTGGATTCATATTACAAGTTTTCCATTGTTGTTTTCTTTCCATGACATTCACGACATAAAGCAACTAAATTATCTACATGATTACTTCCACCATACTCCAATCTAACTACATGGTCTACTTCAAACCAAGCGGTTAATTGATTTTGACAATCTCCACATTTCCAATTTTGACGAGAAGCTACGAATTTCTTTTTGGTTTCGCTAACCGAACGTTTTGTTGATTTTTTACCGGAATTCATTATTCTATCTTCAGATACTTGGGACGAATTAGACAAATTCATCATTGGATTATTGTCATTGCTCGAAACAAAACCTTGTTTTGAAGTGAAATCCAATATGGGGGAAATTATATTCGACGCATTCTTATCAATAGGTAAATATTTAATATAATCACCGGAAGTAGATACAATCTCACGAGCACGTAACGGATTCTTCTTTATTAGAATATAAAACATCAACGCACCGAAACCTATACCAGCCATCTGATAATATTTTTTCCATGATAATAATAAGTTCATATATTTACCATCCGTGTAAATATTTGCCATACAAAAGCCGGCTATAAGCATTATTACTAATTCAAATCTCATTCTTTATAATAGTTTCTTCTTATATTGTCTGTATAAATTTTCGGCCTTCTACTTATTTATTCATAATATACATAAATTAAAAATGCACATATCAATATTAGTGCTAAATGAATATAATGCTTATTTAAATTTAATTTACTGCTTATATACACCGGTTTCGGTAAGTACTCGTTTCGATATTTAGCAAGAGCATTCGGCAATGACATTTCTTCTTTGCCTAACATCACATTAAATTTATTATGAATAAAATGGACCCATCTGACAAACGAGTCACGATTATCTAAATATGGGGATACCGGATACTTATCTAACATTTCACTAAATTTGTTTCCCATTTCATCGATAGGTATAAATAGCGGCATGTTTTGAATAAAATCATAATACTTCTTCTTTGTTACGCCATTCGGCGTTTTTGGATAAGATTCAGCTACCGTATGTAAAAAAAACCAATAATGAGGTCCCCATACTTCAGCGTGAAATATCATTTTGTATACACGTTAGTAATATTTATTTTTTAGGATTACAACTAACATTTTACAAAAAGGGTGTAAAGATTACTTTATGTAAAACAATAGATAATACATGTCAGATAACTATTGTAATAACTGTGGAAAACACGGCCATAATTATAACCAATGTAAATTACCCATAACCAGTTTAGGTGCGATCGCATTTCGTGTTAGAGACGACAATATTGAATATTTAATGATTCGACGTAAAGACACATTAGGATTTATTGACTTTATGCGCGGGAAATATGCGTTAACTAATAAAGACTATATTATGAATATGTTGAAGCAAATGACGAACGACGAAAAGAATAAACTTAATACATGGACGTTCAACCAAATATGGAACGATATATGGGGCAATGTTAGCGCAATAAATCAATACAAAACCGAAGAAAATTCATCCAGAAATAAATTCAATCAGTTGAAACAAGGCGTTCATTATAAAAATAAAAACTTCTCTTTAAATGAAATGATTATTGAATGTAACCAATATACCGTTTGGGACGAACCTGAATGGGGCTTCCCCAAAGGAAGACGCAACTATAATGAATCAGATTTAGATTGTGCTTTAAGAGAATTTAATGAAGAAACTGGGATTAATTTGAATTGTATGAAATTAATTGATAATTTGTTCCCATTTGAAGAGATTTTCACTGGTTCAAACTATAAATCTTACAAACATCGATATTTTATTACGTATATTGACAATAACAAACCGATTAACATGGATAATTATGAAAAAACGGAAGTTAGTAAAATGGAATGGAAGACATATGAAAACTGCATGATATCTATTCGTAAATATAATTTAGAAAAACAATCAATGCTTACTAAAATACATAATACGCTCTCAAATTATAGTATGACATGCTATTGTTAAAACCCACACCTTTTTATCTATATATATTTTAATATAGATAAAGTATCATCAAATTATGAATAACACATCCAAAAGTAAATCTTTACCAAAAAATACAACACGTAAAAGATGTCCTAAGGGAGAACGTTGGAATAAAACTCAAAATAAGTGTTTACCTCATGTTAAAAAAACAAATCCAACAACTACTAGTAGTGGCTGTTCTAAAAACTACGAGCCTAAAACCCTACGCGAAAAAAAGAGAACGAATGAACTGAAAGAACTAGTTCGAAACCGTGAGCTTAATCACAAAGGTTTGAGAAATATGGTGTCTGACCTAATTGGCGAAGAACGAGGAATTCATAAAAATCAAATATTAGGTGCACGGATGACCGATGAATTAATACAGTTGATTATATGCTTAGAAAATAATCAAACTACCGACCCTGAACCTGAACCGGAACCGGAACCGGAACCGGAACCTGAACCTGAACCTGAACCTGAACCGGAACCTGAACCTGAACCGGAACCGGAACCGGAACCTGAACCGGAACCGGAACCGGAACCTGAACCGGAACCGGAACCTGAAACGGAAACGGAAACGGAAACGAAAACGGAAACGGAAACTGAATCCAAGGAAAAAATCAACAATATAGAATTAACCCCAGACGCACAGGATATACAAAATAAGATTGGAGTTGAACCGAGTGATACTGATTCGAAAGAGTACAATGAATACCTATCTAATAAAGAAAAACTTGAATATGAAGATAATGATAACTCATACGACTTCCTTTATCCACAATTAAACGATCCGAATTTCAACACCAAAATTGCGCTGCGTAAAGAATTCAACGACACTCGGTTTGACGGTAAAATTAAAGATATAAAAAAACAGGCAGAATTATTATGTAAATCCGACTTTGAATTGTTACCGCATCAAATGTTCGTCAAGAATTTTCTTTCGCTACAAACGCCATACAACTCTCTGTTATTATATCATGGACTAGGAACTGGTAAAACATGTAGTGCAATAGGAATTGCGGAGGAGATGAGGCTTTTTATGAAACAAGTTGGGGTAAAACAAAAAATATTAATCGTCGCATCCCCTAACGTTCAAAATAACTTCCGTCTTCAACTATTTGACGAACGGAAATTGAAATTAGATGGAGAACAATGGAATCTAAACACATGTGTAGGGAATTCATTATTAAAGGAGATTAACCCTACCAATTTAAAGGGTATTTCCAAAGATAAAATAACCGTGCTTGTAAATTCTCTTATCAATAAGTATTATTCCTTTGTAGGATACACTGAATTATCACATTATATACAAAACAAAACAGTTCCTCCGGATAATGCCAATTATACTCAATCTCAACGGAAGGAATATAAACAAAAAATGATACAGAAATATTTCGATAACCGTCTTATAATTATTGATGAGGTTCATAATATTCGCCAGGGCGATGATAATAAAGATAAAAAGAAGACGTCGGCATTATTATTAAATATATGTAAGTATGCCAATAATATGCGTCTTCTCTTACTATCTGCTACCCCAATGTATAACAGCTATAAGGAAATAATATGGCTTACTAATATTATGAATGTGAATGATAATCGTAGCACCATATCACAACACGATATATTTGATAAAAGTGGTAATTTTATTCAACCATCTACAGACAGTAATGGTAATGCAATAGAAGGAGGTAAAGAATTGCTTATGCGTAAGTTGACCGGATACGTTTCATTTGTTCGTGGAGAAAATCCATATTCATTCCCTTACCGCATTTATCCAGAAACATACGATAGCACTCGTGTATTGAGTATTGAGAATTATCCAACCAAACAAATGAATAACCGCGAAATAAAAGAACCATTAAAACGCATTCCCGTATATATGAATACCATTGGGGATTATCAATTGAAAGGATATAATTACATTATTGACAACATTCGAAACATGTCTACTGTGAAAAATAAAGATGATAATGATTCCGTACAACAAATACCAACATTTGAGAACATGGAATCATTTGGATATACTTACTTAGAACGACCACTGCAATCATTAGACATTGTCTATCCAAA